GCCGGCGTTCCAGCTGGCAACAGGGCGGTGGTAGCCCATCACCCGCGACCAGACCTCGCAGCGGGTGCGCTCGCTACTCGGCAGGGTCGCGGGGTCGATCATGGCGGGCGCGTTAGGCGGTGACCGCCTCGAATCGCCAGGGGCTGGTGTAGCCCGTCGGCGTGATCATGTCGCCTGCCAGGCTGCCGCGCAGGTGGCCGCCGGCCACTGGGTCGAAGGCACCAGCCGCGGCAAGGTTGACCTTGTGGATTTGCAGCCGGCCGTAGGTGTTGGCCACCTTGTCCAGCGCCTGGCCGACCACCATCACGTATTCACTGGCGGCGTTGCCGGATTCGTAACGCTCCCAGGTGCGGGTGATGGTATCGTAGGTCGCTTTCCAGCCGGTGCCGGCGGCGTCGGCGTGGGTGGCCTTGATCAACCCGTTGACGTAATCCACCTCGTACTTGCTGGTGTCAATGACGGTGTCGGAGCTGTTTTTCAGCACCAGCGCGGTGCCGCTGTCCAGGTACTGGTTGGCCAGGGGCACCCAGATGTTGAGCGCGGTGGTGATCACCTCGTCGGTGACGGTGGCACCAGTCTGGGTCTGCTCGCTCACGGTGGCGCCCAGGGCCAGCTCGATCAGGCGCGGCGTGAGGGTCGAGAACTCCAGCGCCGCGTTGGCCGGGTCGGTGGGCTTGTTCTGGCTGTCGAGCGCCGAGCCGTAGCCGGTGATCATGTTGCTGAGCAGGGATTCTGTCTCTTGCACCGGCGTGGTGATCTCGACCTTGTCGAAGTTGATCGCGTCGGAAAACTGCGTGGGGGCGGTGTCGCCGCTCCACAGGCCGACTCGCAACTCGCAGCGCAGGTAGACGGCTCGGGGGGTGTGATAGGCAATGGTCATGGTCTGCGGTCCTCGCTAGTCGGTTGGCAGTGTTTCGGGCAAGTAGACGATTTGCTCCCAGGTGACGATCCAGGCATCAAATCCGTTGAGCCCCGGGCGAAATTCGGCGGGGCGGGCGCTGACGGCCTCCGGGGTGCCAACGGCCTCGCCCAGGCCCCAGTGGTTGCCGTTGAGCGGCGGCCTGGCGGCGGCGGCGGTGTCGGTCTGGCGCACCAGCGTAATCACGGCGGCGGCCAGTTCTCGCAGGGCCACCTGCAGATCGTCGGTGAGCACGCCCAGCACTACGTGCACGGCCAGGGCGCAGCGCAGGGCGACGCAGCCGGGCAGGTGCAGTGCCACGTCGTCGGGGTCCATGGCCTCCAGCTCGACCAGCAGCGCCGGGGTGCGCAACTCGCTGTCGGGGGCGTCGCTGTCGGTGTCCCACGGTTGATAGGTGCCGTATTGCTGCACCGAGGCGTTAAAGTGCGCCCGCAGGCTGGACTCGATGGCGGCGTGCAAGGCCTTGATGGTGGTGGTGGGGGCTAGGTTGCTCATCGGCTGGCCTCCACGGTAAGCGCGTAGCGCAGCTCCTGGGTCATGATGCGCGCGAATCGCTCGGCAATTTCCTCGGTCATGCCGGCCACGCGGCGGCGGATGGCCGCGTCGATGGGCACCATGACCTTGGCGATCGGGTAGCGGCGCGCATCGACGCGCTCGAACACCACGGTATGGCCACCGGTGCGGGGGCCGTTGACGGCAAAACTGCCGGGGAACAGGCGGCGGCCCACGCGGGCGCCGCGCATGCGGCGGGTCCAGCGCACGGTGCCGAGGTGATGGGCGGCGATCGGGTTGGTGCCGATCCAGATATCGATGCGCTCGGCGCTGCGGGTGGCGCGGTAGCGCAAGGCGGCCTTGAGTGCCTTTTGCGTTACGCCGGCCGCGGCGGCGGCCTCGCGCAGCACCTGGCGCTGCAGCCAGGTCATCAGCTTGCGCAGGGCGCGGCCCTTGGCGCGGGTGACCTTGGCCGGCAAGCTGCCGATCTCGGCACGGGCCTGGGCCAGCGCGCCGGTGGCGTCGATGGCGAATTGATACTGTGCGGCCATGTCAGCGCCACCGATTGCCAGCGGGGTGGTCGGTGGTGATCTTTTGCAGCCGCACCGTGGTCATGCCCTGGCCGTCGGGGTCGGATCGGGTGACGCGGTAGGCGGCGCCGCGCACGGTGATGGTGTCGCCGTCGGACAGGCTGGCGGCATCGGCGCTGGCCATCAGCAGATGGGGCGACGCCTGCTGACTGACGCGCACGCCAAGACCCACTTCGGAGCCGGGCGGGGCGGACGGGTCGCCCACGGGGTCGAAGATGGCGGTGGCCGTCTGCCCGCCGGGCAGTTGCACGGCCTCGCCGAAGTCGGCCAGGGTGAGAGGGATGTCGGCGGCCAGGTCCACGGGGTTACTTCTCGGCGCTGTCGGCCTGCTTGCGGCGTGCCTCGGCCAGTTTGAGCAGGGCCGGCTCGGCGGTGTCGCGGCCCTTGGCGGGGTCGTCTTTTTTCTCAACGTACAGGGCACGCTGGGCGGCCACCAGTCGGCGCACCACGTCGGCGCGGGCGTCGATGAGGGCGGCCTCCGGCTCGTGCACGCCGCCGCGGTCGTCGCCGTAGTTGACCTGGCAGGGTTCGATAATCAATGCTTTCATGCGCTTGACTCCGTTGTCTGGCTGGCGGCCCGGCATGGCCGGGCCGTCTCAGCGTTAGGCGGTGAGTGCGTCCTGCATGCTGGCGAACGCGGCCGGGTGGCGCACGTTGAAGTCCAGATCCTGCAGGGCGACCACGCGCTTGGTGCCGGCGGTGGCGCCGGTGTAGGGGTCGAGCATGACGTCCAGACCGCCCCACATGCCGAGAATAAACTCGGACCACACGCCCATGATGATTGCCGAGCACACGCCGGTGCTGGTGCCCTTGTCCAGATCGGACGGCACCGCGTTGGTGGTGTAGGCGTCGTAGCCCAGCACATCGCCGATGCCGCGCTCGCGGCCGCTGGTCCAAACCGCCTTGCCGTTGGTGCTGGCAAACTCCTGGGTCTTGCGCAGCTTGCCGCGCACCTTGGTGTTGGTGAGGTAGGCCATGCTGCCCACGTCGGCGTTGGCGTTGGCGATGGCGGTTTCCAGATCAACCATGTGATCGTAGGTGGGCGCCAGTCCGTTGGTGCCGCCGGCGACCGAGCCGATACCGCTGATGTTCAACAAGCCCTCGGGCTGGTTGGAACTGCCGCTGCCGTTGATGGCCGCGGTAAGGATGGTTTGCGCAATCACGCTGGCCAGGTCGGCGCGGACAAATGCCTCGACATCGATGCTGGACTGCAGCAGCAGCCGGCGTGAGTAGTCGGTGAAGGCGCCGACGGTTTTCGGGGTCAGGGTCACCTGGCCGAAAGTCTGTTGCGACTCGGTGGGTGCGCCGTTTTCCGCCACCCAATAGCCGGTGGCGGCGCCGGACTGCGACGGGATGGCGATATTGCCGTTGAGGTCGCGCAGCATGGTGATGCCCATGCGGTCGAGCACCAGCGCGTTGCGCAGCAGTTCGATAAACGAGCTGCCGAGCAATTCCGTGGCCACGGTGTGGCCGCCTGCGGTGGTGGTGCCGGCCACCAGGTCGCGTTGCGCGGCGCGGGCCATCAGGTGGCGGGCGGCGGATGCGGCGGCGCCGCCGTCGAGGTCGATACCGCGGTTGAGTACGTCCACCGGGATGGTCAAGCCGCCTTCGCGCTCTTTGGCCAGCTCGCCGCGCTTGTCGCGCGCGGCGTTGCTGCACTCGGTCTCAAAAGGTGCGATCAGGTGGGCGTTGGCCGGGTCGGCGGCGGCGCGCAGGGCGCGCAGGAACGAGTAGTTTTTCACCTCGCGCTCGTTCATGCCAATGTCGGGGGTTTCGGCAGGGCGCAGGGTGCCGCGCTCCTGCAGCACGTCGAGCACTTGTGCGCGGAATGCGTCGAGGGTAACGCCGCGGTCGATGGCGGCGTTGGCCATCTCGTTGAGGCCGTGCTGCTCGCCGATGGCGCGGATCTCGACGATGCGCTTGCGCTCGGCGCTGAGGGTGTCTTGCACTAGGTGCAGGTCGGTGCCCCGGTTGGCCTCGTCGGGGGCCTGGGCGGACGGGGCAGCGGGAGCCACGCCGGCGGCGGGGTTGGCGGTTTTGGTGGGGTCAGTCTTGCCGGTCATGGCGACGTCCTCTTCGGTGGGTGAGTCGGAGCGGCCGACGCCGACGGTGGCGTCGGCGGGCACGGATACAATGGAGATTTCAAACGGTTGCCAGCGGGTAACGCGGTAGGTTTCGGTGTCGTTCTGCTTCGATTCCAGAACGTACTCGACCACCTTGTAGCCGACAGATACCAGCTTTCGGATGCCGTCCTTGACGTCCTGAAAAATTTCGTTGCCGCGCGCGGAACGCGAAAACCGCACCGTGGCGCGGCCCTTGCGGTCGTCGCCCAGCCAGGCGCGGTCGATCACGCCCACCTGGTCGGTGCGTTCGTGATCCACCAGCAGGGCAGCGCCGTTGTTGAGGCGGTCGAGGTCAACGGCCTCAGCGCGATGGTCAAGGATCTCAACGCCGTACCATCGCTCGTAGGGTTCTTCGCTGGAAAAACTCAGCTCCACCGTGCGCGCGTCGGCGTCGATGGCGGCGGCCGGGATGGCATAGTCGCGGTGCTGGGTTTGGGCAAAATCGGGTTTCATGCCTGCTAGCCTCGTCGGATTCATGCGGATTTTTTAGGCAAAAAATTTCGTTCCGGCGCATCGCTGCCGTCCAGCGGGCCGACTCGGGCCTCCCATTCGGCGATCTCGGCGGCGATCTCGTCGGGGTCGTCGCCACGCTCCAGCATGATGCGCTGTGGGCTGGTGGTGCGGCGGGCCAGGCGCAGATCCTCTGACTGGGCCTCTTTCAGCGGGTCGATGCCGGCCCAACGGCGCGGCTGCCAGGTGCGCGCGGCCTGGTAGCGTTTGGTCGATTCGTTGGGCAGCCCCAGCAGGCCGGGTGCCGTTAGCATGGCCATGCGCAGCCACACCTCGGCCACCGGTTCGTGCAAAAACCGGATCAGGTCGGCCTGGCGAACCTTGTAGTATTCGCGTTCGTCGGTAATGCCAACGCGGGCGCTGGAGTAGTTGACCGCCTCCAGATCGTTGCCGGTGGTGACGTAGGAGCGCCCGCGCGCGGCGGACCAGGCGCGCAACTGTTGCTTGACGTAGGCGGCGGCGTCGAGGTTGGGCCAGTCGCTGGAGAAAGCCTTGAAATCGTAGCCACTGGGCAGGGTGTCGAACTGGCCCGGCATGGTGGTGCTGTAACGGTGGGCGGCCTGGGTGATGCGCTGGATCTCGTCGGCGGTCAGTTCCTTGCCCGCGGCCTGGGCCTGCTCCAGCACGCTGGAC